GATATTAAGACGCTTATCTTTATCGTAATTATTATTATAGTATTAATATCATTTGTATCTATTTTGACTTTAAATATAATAAGTTATATTTTGTTTACAATCTATTGCATTAATGATAACATAAATGATTACACTTCTGAAGACCCCACTAAAATTATTTTGGAAGATAAATATAAATACAGGCTACTCAACTATATTATAATTTTCAATGAGAACGCGAAGAGTTCTCAATATAATCTTAGCACTAACTATGATAACAACACGTCTGACTTATATATTCACGCGACGATTGTATATTATAATTACATAGTTAAACTATTATTATTCATAGCGATTATAATACTGACCGCTACCTTATTCAATATCTTTTATATATGTATTGGACAAATTAACAATAGCTATTGTAAGAATGATGCTAAAACCACCCCTTTCTTAGTTAGCGAAATTTATAAACACGATAATTATATTTATCAGATTATCATCATCATCATCATATATATTTATTTACATAGTTTAATATATACGTATGGATTTAATAAACATATATACAAGGATTTATATGATTTATATGAAGGGGAAGATGGTAAATATAAAAGAGCCGATATGGTAGTTTATTTAACAATCAATACAATAAATAAGGATACAAACAAAATAGCCGATGCTACACCAACATTTTTAAGTGATTTAAAGGACTTATCCTATGACAAATTACATTTTATGAATTTCTTGAATAAAGACTTCGGAGTATCAAGTAATGCTAGCAAAATACTTACCGATTTGAATAGCGATGGTATATTAAATAACAACAAATTTATAATACCTGCGACGCTAGAAAAAGAAACGAATATAAATAAATTATTGCTAAGAATATGTAAGGAAGACACTGCTGCTGCTGGCTTTTATAATACTCCTGAAGAACTAAGTAATCCAAGACAAGATTTGTTAGGAGACAAAATATTTATATACTTAATATATCATTACGTCATATCACATAACCGAGAAGACCCATTAATAATACACAAGTTAAACAACGTCTTTCTAAACCTTTTTGAAAATATCCACACGAAATATATGGGAGATTTAACTGAACCTAAACCTAAAAACGTAAACATAGATGATATTCTAAATAAATTTTCAGGAAAAGACATTGATATCAAAAAGATGTATAATGAAATTAAAAGTTCCTATACAATCAAACTACTATTACCTGCGACTATAAAGAAAGAGGACATATTATCAAAATTACAAGATAATGCTGCATTAATATTGAAATATATATATATATATAAACAAAAAAATGACCCAAGTGCAGCGGGTTTAAGCGTAAATTTCAATAATTACGGATTTCCACTAGATAAAACAACAGATGATTTATATTTTTTGAAAACAAAAATAAATAAAAATATCACCGATTTTGCAGAATGTTTTTCAGATTACTTTCAAGAAGATAAAACGCCTCTTAAGGTTAATGCAATTGTATACAAGATTAATCTATATCTAGCAGTTGAAATGATATTAACTGCGGTTTTCATATTAATAGTATTATTACTACTATATAATTCTAGCAAATATCCAGATTTAGAGAAATATATTAATATTATGATAACATATGCTATACTAATTATAAATGAAGTTATCTCTGCTATATTAGGTATAATATAAGACAGAACAAACTCTAACTATTATCCAATAAATATATAGTTTTTATAGTAGTTAATATATTCCTCCATTGCTGCTTCTGTAGACATACCTTTGATACTATTCCACGCTTTCCATTTTGCGTGTTCCCTAAAGAAGATACTATAAGGCTCGCTAATATTGCAATCTCCAATCGTAGCCTGTTTATAAAACTTATAGAAGTCTAATTTAATAGTATCGCTGAGTTCTAGTGCATCCAAATCAATATTCTTAAGAATTTTGAGCACACTTTCGAATTCTGAAGCTATTTCCATCGTATTACTTTTTATTATATTATTAATATATCTTTATATTGTTTGTCGCTACTTATAATAGCGTATTATAATAGATAATGAAGAAGACCCCTTTTGTAATAATATTTGATATAGACAAAACTATAATAGGGATTGTAAATATTTTAGCGAAAGAGTATGACTTACTCGAATTTATCTATAATACCTGCAAGAAGAAGGGTATCAACGCAGTATGCCCTCCAAGAGATGTCTTTGATATGCAAGAAGAATTGAAGAACGGGCTATTACGTCCGTTTGCGAAAGAATTCATAGCGTTTTGTAATAAGAAGTTTAAGAACGTCGAAGTATTTTTTTACACGAATAGCTCCTATGATTGGACGAATAGCGCACTCGGTAAAAATATAGAGAAGGCACTGAATATCAAGGTTAATCGCCCATTTTTTACAAGAGAAAATTCGATATCTAATAATAATTATAAAAAATCATTAGCAAATATATATCCCGCGATTATCAAATCATTGTGTAAGAAATACCCCGCAATGAATGACGAGAAGATTTCCGAATATGTATTTAATAATAGAACTATATTTGTAGATGACGTAAAGGACAATATCTTTGCATACACCAACAGGCAACTAGTATGCCCCGAGTATAAATATTGGTATTACTATGATGTATATGATAAATTGATTACCAAATACAAAATGAGCCCACGTATATTTGACGACAAGGATATTCTAAAGTATATGGACGATAATAGAATATATATCTACAATAAAAACGGGAATGCTTTTCAACAAAATAAGGAATATATAAATCTTGCTATCATATTCAAAGCAAAATATGCAGAATTATCAAAGGGAAACGACACATACTTCAAAGACCTTATAGCGGAACTTTCTAAAAAATCAGTTAGCGACAATTGCATAACCGATAAGAATATAAAGGCAATAAATTATAAAATTATAAAATTATAAAATTATAAAGTCTCCATCATAACTTCTTCAAGCGTATTATCATCGCATCATTTTCAATAACAAACTTATCAATAATATTGCATATCTCGAATTGTATGTAATAACTTTCGGTTTTATTGACGTATCCGCGATGTCTTAGAATTGTTCGGTATAACTTGGTATTTTCATTCCTTATTTTTAGAAGATTTTTATCCAAAGTTTCATCATTCATATTGCCTACATACCAGCAAAATAGCCCCATATTGTAGTCGTCCCTAAGCAATTTATTAATGTGTATATTATATGCGTCTCGATGTATCTGATAGAACTCATATAACTGGCTTCTAATAAACTTCCAAAATGACAGCGCCATCAAGTATAAATCAGCATAACAACAAAAAGCCCCATCATATTCTAGCACAAAATACTCACAAGTATCATCAATATATATATTATATATGGCATTTCTAGAGTTTTTAAGGAAGTTTATAAATGTATTCGCTATTTTTTTATTCAAATACAAAAAAACTTTAGATGCTATTTTTAATTTGTTGATATTTGCCTTCGATATATGATTAGATGTTAAATGATTTTTATAACAAGATATGATGCTACTATGAGGTTCTCGCTTCCTATGCGTATTTATGTTAGTCAATAAATGGTTCAAAAGGTTTAACTTTGGCTCTTCCTGATATACGAGGAATTGCTTTAGATTATTGTAATGCTTCCTATTCTCAATATTTGCACACAACTCATTCAATACAAGGGAATAACTACTTTTATACACGTGATTATAGATGAGCATCTTGATGTCGTCTGGCAATTCCTTTAAGTAGTTATATTTGAATATCTGAGTAATCTTAGAAATCTGAGTAATCGGATTGCTCATCTAATTATTATATTTATTTCTAAATATCTTATATGTGTTTGGGATATTTATAATATAAAAAATATGGATTATATGCAATAAATACGCTGTAATTACACCATTCAGAACCATTACCTGCAATATGTTCACATCTCTTTTTTTCTCGTTTAACTTTGTTCAATATTAGAATGTGAATGTGTTCCATAGAGTGTGTGCTATTTTGATAATGCTTGTATATCAGTTTTTTATTCAATATATTTATATTTTCATATATTTCTTATAATCTGATACGGATACAAGATGTCCTTTGTATTTAATGTATTCTCTTCTTGAACCAGCTATTTTGTATATACATCTCATTTTCCCATTAATGTATTTCTTTACACCCTTGAAGATTTAAAATGAGACAAAACTTTATAAAAAATATAAAATTTTATTTCATATACTTCAAGGTTCGCTTATTTCAAAGCGTGTAAATTTTGGTTATGGTACATCGTGTAATGTACCTGATTTTTTGCTTCTACTTAAATACATAGGTCTTTCTATATTATTTATATGATTGTATGATATCTTATAAATATTTTTAGCACCATTTGTATCTCTATTCCATAATCCACAACCGCTTTTACAGCGTAATAGACCATGCACAAGAGCATAATTTGTTTTCCAAGGTTTAGGGTTTTCTCTTAACATAAATTTCTCACAATCTCCACCATTACAATTACAACATTTGCAACTTGTTCTAAATTCATCTACTAAATATGTTTCATATCCTGATTTTTTAAATAATGTTCGCATACCCTTACCTTTTATAGGTTCTTTATATTTCATATGTTTTCGTTGTTCAAAATCACCAAAGCATACAATAACATCATTTGTATCACCAAAAACTTTTTGAAACTTATTCATTAACTTTTGTTCGTTTTTTAGTCTATTCATATAACCATTTAATTTTAGTTTTCTAAATATATACTTATTATAAAATGTAAATAACTTATGATTGATTTCATTCTTCTTTTTGATGTATTCTTTATATTTTTCTATGTATAATGATTTCTTATTAAATTGTGATAATTCGGTTTCATATTCTATTATTGTTTTACCATCTATTTTCTCTTTCTTAAACTCTAAAATAAGTTTTGAATACTTCTTACTCTTTGTTTCTTTTCTTCTACTATCCTGTGTATATCTAAAAGTTGTAGCATCCTTATTATAACCATCAACACAATATAAAATATCACATTTTCCTGGATCTATTGCTACAATCTTCTTATTTTGTAATTTTATATAATCATCTAATTCATCTATATATTTTTCATTATTTTTATTTTTGCTACTTGGTATTCGTTTGCCTATTAAATCATTACGAATAAGAACTATACTACAACTTACACCATCAGTTTCTATCATATGATGGAATGTATATTCATTTTTCTTAAAACTTCTTCTTTCAGTTCTAAAAAAGAACTCCCATATTTTATCCTCATTTTTTTTCAAATTGCCTTTTGTTAAATAATCGCATTTATTACCTTGCTCTTTTCTCATCATAAGATGCACTAATGTTGTAGTATCAATTCTAATGTGTTTAGGAACGATTTCACTTCTTAAAGGGAAAACATTATTTACACTTAACCCATCTTGTTCTATGTATTTCATCATATAAATCATACAGGGTAAATAATCTTGCGGTTCGCATTGTATATCATAATGTATATTATTCTTATTAAAATGTTCCTTACAAGGTATAATAGATTTCTTAATATTGTTAATCCATTTATGATATGATTTGTCTGATTTATATTCATTCGTTTCAACATTAAGAATATCATTCTTAATTCGTCTCAATTGATTACATAGTTTATTTATTTTATTATCAATATCCCCTTTTGAAGAATTAAGTTTTCTAATTTTTTCAATCATATACTTCTTTTTCCATACAACATTAACAAACCGCTCTACATATTCTACATAATGAAGTTTAATATTGTTATCATACATAGTAATAATATCAATTGTTAAATAATTTAAAATAGTATTCATATGTTTATAATTAAGTTCATCATTTTGCATTAGAGGTTTATAATGTTTTTCAAGAAAACCCTTTAATGTATCTTTTAATTCCTTTATCTCTTTTTTAGGTGGTCTTCCGTTAGTACTTTCATTACATAAAATTTTCATACAACTATTAACAAACTCGTCATCAATAGTAGGTAATGTTCGATGAGTTTCGTAATAATCTAAAAGATATAGTTTCATAAACATAAGAGTATGAATAACAATTTTATTACACATTAAAACAGCATCTGTAATTTTAGGAAGGTTAATATCATAATGTTTCAAAACATTCTTAATAGGT